CATTTTTCTTTGGTGCCATTTTGGTGACATATTATGCCACTTTTTGAAATAAAACCGCAAAAATTGAAGTTATATTTCATTTTTTAATACCAAAAGAAAAAGACCCCCGAGCGTTATGCCCGAGGGTCTAATTCTTTACAGAGGCTTTTCCGTATGAACAAGAGTTCATTATGGCCTTAATTGTAGATAGCCACCGAGCGAAGAAGCGGAACTCGATGGCTATCCTTCCCAAGTAGGAGATATGTCAACAGACAGGAGTCTGAAAACATCTATCTTAAAATGCGGTTCCAAGTTTCATAACCGCATATCCCGTCGACAGTAAGTCCACGAGCTTTTTGATAGTTCTTCAAAGCATACTCGACATTCGAGTCGAATGACTTACTGTATGGGTCTAACTTCTTCCCGTTGGCTCCCGTGAAGCCGATTTCGACCAGAAGCATCCTGAGAGTCTGTACTTCGCCACCTTCTGAACCTAACTTCAATATAGGTAGTTCGACAGAGACTATCTTCGGCTCAGGAGTCGGAGCAGGGTCGGGAGTCTGATATTTATACCAATCGGGTCTCCCGAAGCCGTCGATATTACTTGCTCCGAAAGCTATCTTCTTCTTCCCGACACTATAAGGCTTTCCGTTGTATGTCGTAGAGCCGTCGATATAGTAAAGATAAGAGCCTTCCCATCCGACGACAGTTCCGAGATGCTTCAAGCCGTTAAGGAATATCTGGTCTCCTGTCGTGGCATCTTTGGCTTTGCTTATCCATCTGCCAGCGTCCTTGAAGTAGGAAGCCTTCTCCTTTACCCCGGCTCCGTAGTTTACGGAATGGTTAGCAGGCTCACAAGTAATGACACGAGCCTGTTCGTAGGACAAGTTTCCCTTATTGACTGCGATAGCATAGTCTGCGAGTATGCAGCACCATGTCGTTGCTCCTGCCTTCTTCGCACAATACCAGTTGATACTATCCAAGAAGCGAGTATATTTTGAGTCGTAGTGTGAACCCTGATAGCCGACTTCGTTTTCCAACGTAGCGACTACATCCTGATATTTGATCTCGTTTGCCATATCATTCTCCATTCTTCAAGTTCTTAATCATGTCTCGGAGTTCATCAATACGGATAAAAGCCGTCTGCAAGTCTCTCTGCAAGACGGCTATATCCTTCGAATGATTGTTTAGGCTCTCGTTCATTTTCTCGACCTTGTCTTTTATATCGTTCGTCGTAGAGACTAACTGCTCCAATTTGAACGAGATCTCAGTAAAAGAAGCCGAGTTCTTCTTGGCATCCTTTACCGAGTTGATTATGAACGTCACGACCGCAACTACCATCATGAGACCCGAGAAACATAATGCAATAATGCTTACGGGATCCATTCTTTAAACCTCCGGCAGTCCTGTGACGATGGATGTTAAGAGCGACAGGATCGCAGCCAAGAGCGAAGCAGAACCGACCACAAGCCAGTTCACTTCTTCGATGAGAGCTGTCGTTCCGATCGCAGCGATAGCGGTCTGACAAAAGGTCTTCAATGCTCTGATTCCTGCTGCCTTCCAAAAGTCAGCGGATGTGATCTCGGTCTTGATTCTGTTCATGGCTGATTTCCTCCTTTAAGTTTCTGTCAATGTGTACTGAATATTGAGTGACTTTGCCGTTGTCTTGTGAATAGGCGAGTCAAGGTTAAAGAGTGTCGAGTTGACCATCTTGTTTGCCACGATATATCTCGGAGTGTATGTATAACCGCCATTCATAGGGAACATATAAGCGACCGGACTCTGCATCTGATTGAACACGGCTGCATCTCCCTTTGTTCCATACGGGAATATCTCAGCACAGTTATAAGCGTTATTGCCACGAATGACCGCTCCGTCTGTGAGTCCCTGACATCCGCCTGAGATGCCTGACGTGATCTTATATCTGGTCTCGGAGTAAGGAACAAGAGCGTAGTCTGCCACGTTCGTTATGTTGACCTTTACAAAGCCTGTGAACGGGTTCGTCTCGAAGTTGTTCCTGTTCCAAGAAGAAGGAGCAATGTTAGTGGTCGGGAAATAGAAGTAGTTCCCGATTCTGACGATTGTCGTGAATCTCGGCTGATTGTAGTTGTTATCTGTCGTTCTGTCCTGTTCAATAGGAGCGAGACAATCTTCACCGATAACGATTGAGCCGTGATCGTACTCCGTTCCGTTCTCACAATCAATGACCGTGTAGTAGATAGTGTCACGAGAGAAGGCATTGTCACCGATTCCCGTTGCGTTCGAGAAGAGCCAGAGCTTTTTGTTCGTGTAGTCGAACCAGTAAGACGGCTGACGATAGAACGTGACGGAAGTCGTGACTGTGAACTTTCGAGCGTGTGTATTGGAACCGCTCAAAAGCTCATAAAGACCAGCCTTCAAGAATGCGAGCTTCTTGATCTGAACTGAAATCTTTGTCGTAGTGAACTTCGTATAACCGCCTTTGAACTCTCCGTCTTCTCCAATGTAGAATGCAAGTCCATGATTGTCGTCATACTGACAGAACGTGTTCTGCTCTGCGTTGAGATAACCCGTGATCGTGGGAAGTTCGGAGATAATGTCAAAAGGAATGTAAGCCTTGAACGCTGAACTGTTGTTTCCGAGTCCCACGTTGCCCGTGTCCTTGTGAGTAAGGGACAGAGAAGCAATGTCTCCGTTGCCCTGCTCTGAACCCCATTCCCAAGTCATTGTGACCGAGTCGTCATGACTTGTGTCAATGTGGAGCGGAGAACCTCTCGATAAATCTTCGTTGATTATCGCAGCCGTAGAAGGAGCAATGTCGCCAGCGTGAGCGGTCAAGCCGTGTCCTGTCTGTGGGAAGTAGTTGTCAGCATCAATCGTGTGAGCCGTATCGTAGCAGAGTATTCCACCGAACCAAGTCTGATACAAAGGCAAGAGCTTTGAATAAGAGATACCTCCCAGATAGTTGAGTGCGAAAATGTCTCTTATTGCATTGGTGACGATGTTATCACCTTCAATGACTTCGTTCTTTCCTGTCCTACAATTATGAAGGGTCACTTTGACGTGACCCTTCAACTGTGGAATATTCATATTTCCCATCGTTTTATGTGAGCTTCTATCGCTCGCTGACAGTTTGTCTCTGCCTATGAGCTTCATGAGTTCTCCAAATGTCATGACATTATTCCTCCGATTCTTCCTCGACTTCTTCGGTCTCTCTGAACTGTTCTGTCTGCTCCTCGTAATACTCCAAAGCCTGTTCCGAAAGCCAGCCGTAACTTGCTTTGTCGTAAACTCTCAAATCGGCATAGTAAACATCAAACTCGCCATGCTTGATGCAATTAACGAAAGCATCAATAACTCGCTTTTCTCTCTTCTTCATTGTCGTTTTCCTCCTGTTTACAGAAAATAAATTTAATACATTCTTCTTCGTCTGCCATTACCATGAAATGTTGTGGCAAGCCGTATTTTCCACATAACTTCTTCAAATCTTTTATTATGTTGTTAGCCGTCTTGCTATCCATACCGCACCTCACAAAATCAAAGCCTGCGTTTCTGCTATCTTCGCATCTATGTACTCCTGTATGCCCTGCTTGAATGAAACTTCAATATTTCCACTATCCGCCCAAATATTGTTTTCACCGACCAATGCCGTGATGTCGGGAATGGTTATGTCGGTTGAAATAGGTGTTGCTAACTTATATGCAAGTTGAACAGGTGTGCCATTGTTATATTGAGTTGTCAGGAAATTAGTCCATGCCGTCAAATCTGCGATTGATGTATCTCTGAAAACAATTATCTTGTTTCCTGTTGTTTTCCAAACCGCTTGGTCGTCTTGTTGTGATTGTGTCCTTGAAACAAAGTGCGAACACAAAACCAAATCACTTGTGCTAACAGTTGGCTGAATAACATCATCTACTGTATAGAAAAATCTGTTATTCGTGCTTGATGTGAATGTTTCTGTTCCGTCAAATGTTTTAAAAGCAGAATCAATAACTAATTTCCCACTTTCCTTGTCGATATAACCGCCATAGCAAGTTTGACCAAGTTGAATTGTGTATTCTGTGCTATTCGGGTTGTATGCGTGATACTGTGTATCTGTTGATGGATAGTTGATACTGATAGAATTATCGTATGCACCAAAGTTATCATTTGACCTAAAACGGACATAATAACAATCTGCTGGTGTGGTAAAAACATAGTTTGGTCTTGTTACATTACCGTCAATGCTTATAAAATTTTTGTTTTCATCGTAAAAATACAAAAACATTGCGTATGTTGTATCAAGCGAAACAAAATTATATGAAACATTTGGCGAAACAGGGATATAATTTTTGCTTCTTATTCTGTTTGTGCCCAAATTATTATTTTGTCCTGTTGTATTATCAATAGAACCTGTTTCCCATTCCTCGTCCCAAAGATTAACTCCACGCTGATAAATCTTGATAGAATCAAACCCTGTAATCGCAACAGGTGCCGAAGGTGTACCGCCACCGCCTTGTGCCTGTATGTATGCTTTCAATGCGACCAATGGCAAGGCAAGGCTTGTGGTGAAGTTGGCGATTGAGCCTGATGCGGAGTTGACGGGAAGCTGGCCATAGAGGAAGTCTCGGAGGTTATTCAACGCAGGAATAGGACTCTGACTTCCGACAGGGAATTTCGATAAGTCCGTAGCATACTGCATTTCCTTATTGAGATACTGACCTAACTGAGACATAGTCGCCTTCTGGGACTCGTAGCCTGTCTCTGCCTGTGCATCAACGTGAGCGACCGCAGCAAGGTCGTTTGCCGTCAAACTTGAAGCTGCGGTCAGTTCTGAGAACTTTTTACTTGTAGCCATATTTTATCTCCTATCCATTACAAATCATTCTCTCGCCTGCTTCTGTCTCGAAATCGTCTCCGACTTCCGTTGCCAGAGCAAGGAAGTCAAAGACTATCGTGACCGAATCAGACAGGCCCTTCAAACTCAAATGAGCCAAATCATAGAACGTGAGCGTGTCAGATGCCGTCACTCCGTCTACATCGAAATCAGAAGCGGAAACGGACTCCGTATATCCCAACGGCTCCATATAACCAATACCGACAAGATAAACGTCGTCCTGTGCTTCGATATATCCGTCGAACTGACCTGTTAAGTCATAGCCGACACCCTGAACGTAGACACGGGCAGAGAGCGGATCTATGACCGCTCCTGTCTGGGTTCTCATTTTTACGACAAAACTGTATTTTCTGTCCTTCTCCAAGCCTTCAATCGGATACATCAAGGAAATAGTGTGATAACCACCCTCCGAGTATGTCTCCGTAGGAACATAGTCGACCTCTTCTCCGTTCAGATAGTAGAAGACCTCGACGACTTCGTTATCGAGAAGCTCGTCAGCTAACTTGAACTTGACTTCCGTCATTGTCAGAAGTGCCTGGTCTCCCGATGTCGTGAAGAGAGTCTTTAATATCTCGATCTTGTCGTTCGTGACTTCTATCTCTCGAATGTTCGTAGCAACGAATGTCGAGATACGACCATCCTTGTTCGCTGAACTCTGCCCAGCGATAGCGTGGTCGGTCTTGCTCTTAGCCGTCATTAAGTTAGGGTTGGAACCAAAACACTTGACGTTGAACGACTTGTTATAAGTCCAAGTGACCTGCATCACGCAGCCGGAAGACGTGTCTCCCGTATAGTCATTCGTGAATGAGAGAACGTCACCCAAGTCAAGAATGCAAAACGCAGGAAGCAACGACACGTCATAAGGTGTGTACGTCATTTCCTGTACTATGCCGTAAATGTTTGACACTCTCGCCTGAATAGCGGTCGGAGTTCCGAACTGTAAGAACGGGTTATTTCCCAGCTCCATTACAAAGCCATCTGGGTCTCCGACAAAGAACGTCTCGCCTGTCGTGGCAACGTCAACGTAGGTCATTCCGTCAAAGCGAGTCTCAAAGTCACTATACTTCGCACCGCTGAAACGTCTCGTGTTGCCGATGGAAAGTATTGAAGTATTACCAAAAGACTTCAATCTCCACTTTCCGTCTCTGCCTGCGTAAGCAAAGCCACCGACAAATTGAGCGAGCTTGCTCAATAAGTCACGATATGTGGTCATGTCGTTCTCGGGATAAGGTGAAATGAGTGCCGTTCCGTTTACAAGAGCGGTCACTTCCTCTTCCGTCATTCCGAAAGAAGCACCAGTGTGATTTTCTATGAGCTTGCAAAAATCATAGACTGTTCCACTGGTCTGCTCGATAGCCAAAGGAATGTCCATAAACGACAGGCAATCGTAAGCCGTAACGTCTATCATTCCCTCGGCTCGCCACGTTGCTTCTGCGACATAGAACGTGCCTATGGGTATACTTTCCCATATTTCCTCTTCCTGCTCCGTGTACCCCGTCAGGAGCGAGTCAGAGAGCGTGATGACCTTGCCATAGTAATCGCCACGATCAAGAAGGTCTTTCAAGAACGTCAGCTTCAATGTTCCGATGTTTACGGAGCCGACATTGACGTTCTTATCCGAGCACCTGTTCGTGTAGGACACACCGATCACGTCATCGCCTGTGAATGAGACGGAGTTGATCTGACCAGTTAGCTTGTGTGTCTGCACTTGGTCAAACATTTTCGTGATGTAAGCCTCTGAAACTGTATACATAACTTAATACTCCGTTACCTTGACGGAACACTCGAACAAGCCTTCTGACGTGGAAACGTACTCCGAGCCTGCCACGAGCTTTTCCGTGAAATCTCTTACTCTTACCGTGTAAGTCGAACCCATGTATGTCATGGAAGTCGATTCTGCCTGACAGAGAGACTTTAAAATGTCTCTCTTGCCAGACGATAGATTGAACTTAAAAGACCAAGACTTCTTTGATGGTCTGATGAGACAGACCAAGTCCGTTCCGGCTTCACTCGTCACGACGTTCTCCAAAGTCTTTGAAGTCATCGTTGGAGTGATCGGGTTCGGGAATGTCTCATTGTTGAATTTCAAATAATTGGATAACATCAATGGCCTCCCGTTGTGTAGTTATAGCGATCAAGTGCATCGAGAACGAATGTGTCAACGTGCTCGCTTCCGATGTAGATCGGGAAGACCAGCGTTGCTCCGTTCAAGTTCTGCATTGAACTGATAGCCTGTGTCAGACCTTCCAAGCCGTCACTATTGGAACCGACCGCACTCTGTGCGACTGCGTTGTTACTCCAACCCTGTGAGATAACGCTTGCCGTGTTGAAGAGAGCACTTTCAAGGTCTGACTCTTCACTCTCCATTGATGCGATGAAGTTCTTGACCATGTCTGCACCAGACTCGTTGAAGTCGGACAAAGGCCCGAGCTTCGGTTCGGAGAAGTGCAGGAAGTCAGCAACGATTCCGGCTGCATTGGAGACTGTGTCTCTCAACTTGCCAAACATATTCGATATGCCGTCGATGAAGTTTCCGATGAGATCGGAACCCCACTCTCCTGCTCCCTTGATTATTCCGTCAAAGGCACTCTCAAAGGCTTTGAATATGTCATCCTTGCCGTCTCCCATGATGTACTCGACCATGCCTGCAACGAGTTCTATGAGACCTCCAACAATGGCTGCGATGATCTCAGGAAGGTTCGCAAGTATCGAAGTGATGAGCGTGAAGCCCGCTTCGATAATGTCAGGAAGAGCATCCCCCGTCAGGAACTCTACGATTCCCATGATTATCTCGGGAAGTCGTGCGATGAGTTCGGGAAGGTACTCGATCAAGGCACTCGCCAGCGTTGTGATGAGCGTTAAGGCTGCCTTCAATATCTGTTCAAGACATCCACTTGATAAAAGCGTATCGACCAACGTCAAAATAGCGTTGATGGCTGCCGGAATGAGAACGGGCAGAGCCGTTGTCAGTCCTTCAAGTAATGCCGTGATGATACTTGTCGCACTCAATACCAACTGCTCAACACTGTCGGGAGACAATAACGTGTCTACAAGTGTCCCAATAATGGAAAGAGCACTCTCCACAAGGAGCGGAGCGTTGTCCGTCAATGCCGTCACGAGCTGGGTTATCAGCTCCACTGCGAGCGGAACGATAACAGGAAGCAGAATGGCGATTGAGTTCATCAGCGACTCGAAGAGCGTGGAGAAGGCTGACAAGAACTGGTCTGCATTGTCAGCGATTCCACTTGCCAACTGCTCAATCAGGACACCAGCGAGAGCGATAATCTGCGGAGCCATTGAGATAAAGACAGGAAGGAGAGCATCAAGAACGCTCTGAATGACCTTGATAATCTTCGGGAAGTATTGCTCTACGAGAGCAACCGCTCTCGGAGCGAACTGTTCAATTATTCCTGCGATGGCATCAATGTCACCTTCTGCCGTTGAGAGAGCACCCGAGAAGTCACCCATAAGGTCAACTACATCGCCACTCATTGAAGTAAGCAAAGGAAGCAACACGGCTCCGAATGACTGCTCAACGGCCTGGGCCGTGTTGGTCATTCTCTGCATATTATCGTCAAGCTGACCAAAGGCTTCGAGAGTCTCTCCATCCATGACATAGCCGACTTCGTGAGCTTCGTCTGCTAACGCTCTGAACGCTTCCGAGCCTGACTCTATCAACGGGTTAAGTTCTTTGGCTGACTTTCCGAACAAGTCCATAGCAGCCATGTCACGCTCGGTCTCGGACTCGAATGTCCCGAGAACGTCAATAGCATCCCAGAATACGTCTTCCGCATCCCTGACGTTGCCGTTTGCATCGTATATGGCTATTCCTAAGTCTTCGAACTTCTCCTGTGCGGACTTCGAGCCGTCAATGGCAGAAGACATTGTCTTTTCGAGCTTTGTCATAGAACCCGTGACTGTTGATGTATCAACGTCAAGGAGTTCGGCTGCGTAGTTCAGCTCTTGAAGCGTGTCGGTCGCAAGTCCTGTCGTGGACGATAACGTCATGATCTCGTCTGCGAGAGCACTTGTCTCCATCGTCGCATTAGTCAGAGCCGTTCCTGCCGAAACAAGAGCCGTTGTGACGGCTGCACCTACCGCAACGGCAGAAGCAATGACCGCTTCAAAGGCAGCCACCGCCACCTCTCCTGCGACCTCGGCTGCTTCCCCGAACGCTTCCATCTTCTCGCCTGAGTCTTCGGCTGCGTTTCCGGCATCCTCGGCAGCGTTGCCCGTGTCTTCTAACGAGTCAGCCGAGTTGTTCGCTTCGTCTTCGAGTGAAGCAAGAGACTGTTCTGTCCTGACGATCTCTGCCGTTAAGCTCGCATACTGTTCCTGTGATATGTCGCCACGTTCGAGAGCAGCGTTCGCATCGTCTGCGACCTGTCTCATAATGTCGAGCTTTTCGGAGGTCTGTTCTATCTGTTTGGTGAGCAAGGCTTCTTTCTGGGCAAGAAGTTCGACGTTTGTCGGGTCGAGCTTCAAAGCCTTGTCAACGTCTTTTAATGCTGACGTGGTCTTATTGATAGAACTGTTCGCTTCTTGGAGTGACTTGGTCAGTCCGGAAGTCTTTCCTTCGATGTCAATCGTGATTCCGAGAATCTTGTTCGCCATGTCATCCTCTTTCCATGACTAATGGAACGCAGAATCAAAGTCGCTCTGCGTTGCCTTGTAGTCATAATGTGCCTTGTCGTTTGCCGACTCGATCATGAGGTCAGAGACTTCGCCATACTCCAAGTCAAACAACTCTTGGAACGTGAAGCCTATCTGCTTGCACCGCAGGAAATACACTGCCGTGTTGTACTCACGATCTATCGGCCTGTTCAGTTTTTTAGTTTTGATGTGGTTCTGGCTCCTGCCTGCCACAAGCCGATTACTTCGCCTGTGAGAGCAAGAAGGTCATCCTGGTTGATTCCCATCAGCCAGATCAGATAACTCTCTTCGTTGAGTTTCGAGAAAATCTCTCTTTGATTTTCGTTTGCTTCGATGAACATTATGTAAGCGAGTTTCGGGAGCGTGTTGTTTTGGAAGTCCTGCGAAACTGTGAAGGCTTCGGAGGTCATCATGGCATTGATCTCTGCCATGATCTCTTCCTGTGTCTTGTCCTTATTCTCTCGAAGCTCTGCGATTCGAGCCTGCATATCTTTAAGACTCTGTAAGTTCTTTGTGTACGATGTGAGCTTAACGAGAATGTCTTCCCCGAAAGCCTTCTTGTAAAGAATGTTCGTAGCAGCCGAACTCTTCAAAGTCATTTCTGTCTCATTTAATTTGATCGTCTTCTTCATGCTTCTTCTCCTTCTTGGTAATTAGTAAAAAAGGGAGACCCCGAAGAGTCTCCCTCGTAAAACATCATGAGAATGTCGGGACAGGGACTGCGGAATACCACGCTTCGACAACTGCTGTCGTTGTGGAGTCCTGTGTCTGCAAGTGAATGTACTTGTCCTCGTCGATTCTCGGAACTGCCGTGATCGTGACTGTCTCTGTCTGTGGGTCAGTCGTGCCACCTTCGCCTGTGGTCTGTGAAGCGATGTTCGGTCTTGAAGCAGAGCACTTGTAAAGGCAGTGCTTTGTTGCCTTCTGATCGCCATCGAACTCGAACACGAGTGCGAAATAGTTGACTGTCTTGAAAGCGGAGCCAGCTTCAACGAGAATCTTGTCGTTGTCCTCAACATATCCGAGAACATCCTTCAAGAAGCCTTCGTTGACTCTTGCGACTTCGAGATCACCCTCATAACCGCCTTCGCCATAAGAGACGTAGTAGTCTTCGTTGTCAGCTCTGAAAACACTCTTTGAAGCGGAAGAACTCAAAGAGAGTGAGACCGCACCTGCGAGAGCCTTCAAGTCGCCATAAGAAGACACTGTCTTGCCTGCATCTGCTCCTGTTGTGACTACTGTCTCGGTGACGAGAGCGTAGTGAACATTCTTCAAACCGAACTTGACTTTGTTTGCTGCCATGTCAGTTTCCTCCTATTTTTTTTGTAAGTTTTTTGTCTATTTCCTCGGCACACCAGTCAGCAACGTCTTTTA